GATATTCAGAAGCAAGCCTCGCAGTTGGCTTCTGATGTTCGTTATAAGGCAAAAAGAATGAAAAAACCTGGGGCGAGCCCAGAGGAAGTGAAAAAATTATATCTTATGGTTCTGAGTAAGTCTCCAGCTGATGGGCCGGTAAAAGAATTAGCTAAGAAAAAACTTCTTGGTGAAGAAGTTCAGGTGGTCAGTGAGGAAGAGAGTGATAGAATGAGAGATAGAGAGTTAGAAAGTCGTGGTATGGGTGCCCGTGATAGAGGCGAATCCAAACCATCCAATACCTCTCTGAAAAAGAAACCAAAGAAAGGTGGTCTCTCTGCTCTTGAACTTGTCAAGAGAGAAACTGAGAAGAAGTATGGTAAGGGATCGGTGACCTCATCCGAAAGAATGCGTGGGATGAAAGAGGAAATGGGAACTCAAACACAATTTAAACCACTTCGTTCAAGTGGTGGCACCGGTGTCACCAAACCACCTGCAGCTCCAACTCTTCCACCACCATCTGGATCAAAACCAAACCCACCAAAACCATCAAAACCACAACCACATAAACCAAATCCAGCCGGATATAAGATTTACGGCAATACAATTAGAATTGAACAAACTGAGGTTCTTGATGAAAGACAACTCACCAAGCCTGAGATGAAGAAAAAGGAAGAAATCGTCAAGTCAATGAAAAAGGACAAGAAAGGTTTTGAATCGAGATACCCTGGTCGTGGTAAAGAAGTAATGTATGCCACAGCCACTAAAATGGCTAAAAAGGTTGCGGAGGGTCTTGATCCTGTGGGTCGGGAGGATGCTGACATTGATAATGATGGTGATATTGATAAGTCTGATAAGTATCTGCACAATAGAAGAAAGGCAGTTGGTGACGCAATTAAAAAGAAAAGAATGAAAGAGGGTTTCTCTGACTGGAGAGATGATCTTTCATTTGATGAAGAAGCAAAAAAGTAGGAGGGGTATCACCAAAGTCACCCAATTGTGTGGTGATGCCCCCTAAAGATGATGATGATCCTAAGTCAACCAAAGAAGTTGTAACCAAAAAACAAAAACAGATGTTGAACAGAGAGGAGTTAGATCTCTCTCTGATCGCAGAGGCTTTTGGTGGTGTTGTTATGGAAAAAAAAGCTGTGCCAATAACTGGTGATGTAGATGATGTAGAGAGAACAACGCCACGAAATAAACCTACACCTGAAAAGAAATATCGAGGCTCATATAAACCTAGAGTTACATTCGGACGAGGTGGATCCGGCAGTGAAAGAGTTACAGTAGGACAAGGTGGTAAACTTCCCAATATAAATAGACCCCCTGGAGTATCTGCAGCGGCTCAAGCTCAACAGGATGCCGCTAGAGATGAAAACCAATATACCGCAATGCGGACTAAAAAAGGATATGAAGCTTTAGCCCGATCTATTGGATATGAACCCACGACTGTTCGCACAACAATTAAACCACGACGCCCATCTGAACCGTCTCCTACAAGGCAATCTAAACCGTCTCCTACAAGGCAACCAGTTACACCCTACACTCCTACAGGCCCTGGTGGTCAGGGCCCTACGACTGGAGGTTCTAGTGCTCAAAGTGGTGCTGGAAGAGGAAGATCTTTAAGGGCAGCGAGAATTTTACAACAACCTGGCGGAACTGGTGGAAGAGACGCTGGTTCTATAGCTAGACAAAGATTAAATCAATCTAAACAACAGTATACACTAAAAAATTTACAAAGAGATGTTGTAAGGGGTTTGAATGTTGCATCTAATATACCCGTTTTAGGTCAAACTCCTGTGGGTCGGGCTCTTAAAATAGGTACAACGGCTTCACCTTTTCTCCTAGGAGTTGGAGCTGAACTCGCTAGAGTCAGCAGAGATATGGATCTCGCTAAAGTTAAAAAAAGAGAACTTGAGGCTTTGAAACCAATCAAGAGGGGAACTACAATTAGTGTGATGAATCCTTTGACAGGTAAAGTTGAACAGTTAACTCAGGCTGAGTTTGAGAAAAGAACAGGAAGAAAAACGGCCGTTGCAGCTCCACCAGATACAGCGGCTGCGCCTAATGTTACTCCTCCAAAATCGGGAACTACTATTTCTCAAATTTTCAAAAATCCAAGAGGAAATATCATGACACCAAATGCACAAACACCACGGCAAACATCACCAATTATGCCAGGAGGAGGAACAACAATAAAAACACCAGAGCGACCAAAACGAGATAAAAAAGGAGACTTTCAATTTCAACCCCCAGGTGGTCTGAACTTGTATCTCGGAAGAAGACAAAATCCACAATAGAGTTTCTAAATAAGGCAGGATATTACTCATAAGGAGGGCATTATGTCCGCAGCTATTGCTTGGTGTCTTGCTAATCAAACTTTGATTTTGACTGTCGCTCTTGCGGTCTCTGAAGCTCTTGGGGCTAACCCTAAGGTTAAATCAAATGGTATTCTTTCACTTCTGCTTCTTCAGGGTCAAAAGGTTCTGAAGGATAAAGGTGCTAAAGATCTCACCCCTTGATAATCATTTTTTATAAATATCATTATACAAGGAATTTATAGGTAAGGAAACATGGCTCTTTGGGCGGATACCGATTCAGTGCCTTCTTTGAGCACAGCAAGAGTTACTGTAGGAAGCACTTTTGCAGAAAATGGTTCAGTAGTGGTAACTGGAACGGGAACTTCTTTTGGTCTTGCTGGTTGTGCTTCAACTGGTGATGTGATTCGTTTCGGTGCTCCCAGTAGAGGAACTGTTGCTGGCGCTGGTCACACTTATTTTGGTGACGCTGTAATTATTTCCATCGCTAGTAGTCAATCGATTACAATCGGTTCGAGTGCTGGAATGAGTGCGATTGGGTTCACCACTCACGTTTCGATCAGCAGACTACCAAAATACACTGTTCTCGATTCTAGCTACAGTCAGAGTAGATCAGATGCTGATGCAGTTGTTTATGGTATTTCAACAACTTCTTCAACAACTTATTCAGCCACTCATCAGGGTTGGGTTGGCATTACAACCTACATTGATAATCATGGCAATCTGAGAGTCAAGAATGAAGTTCTGGTTGCAATGTCTGGTATCACGACAGACGCCAGCAGCCTGAATCAAACACCTTCTATTACTTTCCCAACTGACGCTGGATTGTCTTAATAACGTATGAGGTTTGATGAATTGAATGATGATAACTACTTAATGTTTGCGATTAAACATTATGAGAATCCTCAAGCTGTAACTCAAGACGATTTTTACGAAGATCTGAAGAAGTTTAAGTATATTAAACGTCTTTTGAAACGGTATAAAAAGACAGGTGAACTTAAAACTCATCTGCTTCTAAACCATTTTATCTGTTTATATAACGTCTTCGATGATGCAGCTACTCCATTACTCTTCTATAAGATAGACAGGGATCTCTGGTCAGTTCTTAAAACATTCTTATTGTTCTTACAAAGAATACCTGAGTATCCAAAAACAAAACTAAATGATGTGCCAGTTGATATTCATTGTTTAGAGTTACTCAACAAGGTCTGATGGACTATAGATTAGAAAAAGTCATTGACATCATTCGTTTTCTAAAAGAGGAACCAACAATGTCTGTTGGAGCCGGCGGGTATACTGGTGCCGCTGCTGCTCAAGGCCCTGTCGCAGGATTCGATCCTCCTCTCGGGGTGATTGATAGAAGAAAGAAGAGATATAAAAGTTATCCGAAAGGATACGTAAACATGTTTCGTGACCTAATGAAAGGCAAAGACGTTCTGAGGTCAATCAAAAATGTCTGAACAAATTAAGGTTGCTATTTTGGAGCAAAAGGTGGTTGATTTTGAACGTTTAGTTTTAAAGTTAGATGATACAATCACTAAGATGAGTGAGGTAAATACAAATATATCTCGCATGATTGCAGTCCATGAAGAAAGAATATCGCAACAAGAAAAAACTGACGAAGTTTTATTTGACAAACTTGATAAGTTACGCGACAAAATTGACAACGACCATAACGCTCTGCTTAATAAAATAAATTTTCTAGAGAGAAAGGTCTGGAGTGCGATTGGAGCCATTTCCGTCGTGGTCATTTTGTTCAATGTTAAGGGTCAGAGTATTGTGAAGAACCTATTGTCAACCATTCCAACTTCTGTTACAATAGAAGAAGTTCAACCGTTTATTCGTGAGTTACCTTGACGCAAAATATATTGGTCTCATTTCAGTTCGATTAGAAAAATTTAAGAAAGTCAGGGAAGGTCTATATAATTTTCGATGCCCCTATTGTGGGGATTCCAGTCGAAACAAAAATAAAACACGAGGATACATCTACCGCACTAAAGCTGATTATAACTTTAAGTGCCATAACTGTGGGATGTCCCGTTCGTTCACATACTTTCTAAAGGATAGAGATCCGTCTCTATACGATGAATATGTCATGGAACGATACAAGGAGGGAATCTCTGGTAAAGGAACTGTTACACCTGAACCAAATTTTATATTTGATAAACCTAAGTTCAGAGACAAAGACATTTGCGATGAACTCACAAAGATCTCAGAACTAAATACTACGCATCCAGCAAAACGTTATCTTGTTGACCGTGGTATTCCAGAAGAACATCTTAAGCGTCTTTACTTTTGCCCAAACTTTAAAGAGTGGACAAACAACCATAAGAAAATCTTCCGAGACATCAACAACGATGACGAAAGAATCATTATCCCTCTCAGAGACTCTGATGGAAATCTATTTGGTTATCAGGGGAGATCACTCGATCCTAACAACCAGATGCGATACATCACGATTATGCTTGAGGACAGCCCCAAAATTTTTGGGTTAGATCGTGTAGACAAGAGGAAAAATGTTTATGTTACTGAAGGCCCCTTTGATTCGATGTTCATTGACAACAGCATTGCAATGTGTGGCAGTGACGTTATACTTGATAGGATACAGTTCCCTGATTGTGTATTTGTTTTCGACAACGAACCAAGAAACAAACAAATCGTCGAACGTATTGATAAAACCATACGACAAAACGATAAGGTAGTCATTTGGCCATCAGATATTAAGGAGAAGGACATTAATGATATGGTGATGCATGGACTTGATGCTCAGAAAGTGGTAGAATGTAATACTTATCAAGGATTAGAGGCTAAGCTTAAACTCAACTATTGGAAGAAGGTATGACAAACGGCATCAAGGTAAAAAAACGTAATGGGTCAATTGAGCATCTTAACCTTGAAAAGATGCATAAGATGGTGGATGAGGCGTGTAAGGATCTTGCAGGAGTCTCTGCATCACAAGTTGAGATGCAATCTGGTATTCAGTTTTATGATGGTATTACGACAGCAGAAATTCAAGAGATTCTTATTCGTTCTGCCAGTGACCTCATTAGTTTGGAAAATCCAAACTATCAATTTGTAGCTGCTCGACTTCTTCTCTTCTCTGTTCGTAAAAGTCTCTTCGGAAAAATTTACGAGACACCAAAATTTCAAGATCACATTAAAAAATGTGTTGATGTTGGAGTCTATGATGAAGAGATTCTTCGGAACTATACGGAGGATGAAATCGCAACTGCGGAGCGATTTATTGATCATGAACGTGATTATTTGTTTACTTACGCTGGTCTTCGTCAGGTTGTAGATAAATATCTTGTTCAAGATCGTAGCAACGGGCAAGTTTATGAAACTCCCCAGTTTGCATACATGATGATCGCATTGACAATCTTTGCAAAATATTCAAAGGAAAGTCGTCTAGATTACGTTCGCCGTTACTATAATGCAATCTCCAAACACAAAATCAACATCCCAACACCAGTCATGGCAGGAGTGCGGACTCCGCTTCGACAATTTGCTAGCTGTGTCCTTGTTGATGTTGATGACACCCTCGATAGTATCTTTAGCTCTGATATGGCTATTGGCCGATACGTTGCACAGAGGGCGGGGATCGGCATCAACGCTGGTCGCATCCGTGGCATCAACAGTAAAATCAGAGGGGGAGAAGTTCAACACACGGGTGTTATACCATTTCTCAAGAAGTTTGAAGCGACTGTCAGATGTTGCACGCAAAATGGCATACGAGGTGGATCCGCGACAGTCCACTTCCCCATCTGGCACCAAGAAATAGAAGACATTCTAGTCTTGAAAAACAATAAGGGCACGGAAGATAATCGCGTCCGTAAACTTGACTACTCGATTCAAATTAGTAAGTTATTCTATGAAAGATTTATTCAAGACCGTGAGATCACTCTTTTCTCCCCACACGATGTTCCTGGACTTTTTGATAGTTTCGGATACCCTGAGTTTGACGCTCTCTACTTACAATATGAAAAAGATCCGACCATTAAGAAAAAAACTGTCAAGGCGCAAGAACTTATTCTTAATCTTCTTAAAGAGAGAGCTGAAACAGGTCGTCTCTACATCATGAACATTGACCATTGCAACTCTCACTCTTCATTTAAAGACAAGGTGACGATGAGTAATCTCTGTCAAGAGATCACTCTACCAACCAAGTCTCTTCAACACATCGATGACGAAAATGGTGAGATTGCATTGTGCATTTTGTCGGCGATCAACGTGGGTCGTATCAAACACCTGGACGATCTAGAGGAACTCTGTGACCTGTCTGTGCGCGCCCTGGACGAACTGATCGACTATCAGGGGTATCCTGTGGAGGCTGCACGTCTTTCAACACAGAATCGTCGTTCTCTGGGTATCGGATACATTGGTCTTGCTCATTATCTTGCACGTCATGGGGAACACTACGACGATCCTGGCGCATGGAAACTGGTTCATGATCTGACTGAAGCATTCCAATATTATCTTCTAAAATCATCCAACAAACTTGCCCTTGAAAAGGGTCGGTGTGGT